ATCTGTTTAAACAGAGGAGCGTACTTATCTGGTGATGCCGCTAAGAGACCGTACAAATATTCTGCTGAACCTTTAGCGCCTGCTATTGCATCTTGACGAGCAAGTTTCTGTGCTGTGGTTAATCCACCACCACCTGTGTTTACCGTGATTCCATTGCTTGGAACACCACCTTCGCCAGCAAGGTATGCAGCCAATTCTGCTTCAGCATCTTCTACTTCTGATGTAGGGATGATTCTCGGTGCCTGTCCTGCTGTTGCTGCGCTTAACCATCCTGCTGCAACGTTACCAGTACCAGAAGGTACAGTAGGTACAGTAGGCGGTGTAGTTGTAGGAGGCGTACTTGCGGGAGTAACTGCTGGAGTCGTATTCCTGTTGCCACTACCACTATCATTAGTTGCTGGTCTACCAGGTCCACGAACTGGACGTGCTGGTTGTCTACCTACAATGTTCTTTGCTCCGTATTGCGTGAATCCTCTTGCCATGATTAACTCCCTAAATTCAGTAGACTGTCAGCAGTCTGTGCTATTAATTCTTCTTCGGATATATCTTTATCTGTGCGGTCATAAGCACTCAATAGGTTCTCACCCTTGAGTTGGTACTGTCGTTGCTCTCCAGCGATGTCTTCACTTAGGTCTGCTCTGCGTCTTGCGGACTCAGCACCAAATGCTCCCAACGCTTTATTGAAAATACCTGACTTGATTCCCTGACCATACAAACCACGCTTGCCGTAAGAACGACCAAACTGTGGAATCTGTTCAGTTACTTGTCGCTCAAAGTTCTGTTGAGCACGAGTACCTCTTGTTTGCGCTAAGAAGCGTGCATATTCGTTGACTGATGATTCTGCAGCAAAGCCGCCTTGGTTGGCTCTTCGTCTGCGTTCAAATGCTGATGGGTCGTATACCATAATGTTCCTTTAGTTATAGACCAGGGTGACTAATCCTGAGAAGTCGCTCATACCTCGTAAGAAGCCAGGTTGTGCACTGTGGTTGACCATGCCAAAACCTTGAAGACTTCCGTTCTTAATGTTTGTAAGCATCCCAGCGTTTAACGTAACGTAAGCAGCAGCGTCGTTGCCCGATAATGCCACCGTTATTTGGCTTCCAACGAAGGTTAATGCACCAGTCTTGGTTCCCGATGAGTGACCCTGTAGGTAGAAGGTTCCAGAGTTTCCTCTGTTTGCTTGTGCAGCACTAGCGCGCTTCACATAAAGTGTTCCAGAATCTGGTTCCCATTCAGCAAAGTTGTCATCTTGGAAAGTGTCCGTACCGTAGAACCAACCACCATACAGACGTGATGTTGTAGAGTAACCTACAATTCCTTCTGTTGTCGTACCAAGCCATGCCGTATCCGTAAGGTTACGAGAGTCTGCTGCAGTGTTGCCGTATGAGTATGAGCCTTGAGGCTTGGTGTAATGATTGGCTGATGTTCCGCCAGTAGTTGAGTTTCCAGCGTTATCAGTAGCAACAATATAATAAGAAACATTCCAAATCTCACCTGATGATGTATTGCGCCTATTTGTAGGGATAGCAAAAGTTGTACTACTTGCACCAAACGAGCCCAAAGCCTGCGATGTCCCTCCGACAAACCCGCTTACTGAACCATAATAGAGTTGAATGACCGTTGCTGATGCAACACCTGATTGAGCGTCTGTAATGGCACCCCAAGAAACGGTGTCTAAAGTTCCACTAGTCGCTACAACAGTAGGAGTAGGAACGGTCGGTCCAGTATTGTCATACTCATACACCTGCTTCCAAACGCCACTTACCTTGGCATAAATCTGTGAAACTGAACGCCAAGTACCACTAACCTTGACATATGGTTGTTCCGTACCAGTTATCTCATTCCATGTTCCAGAGCGTTTAATGTAAGTAGGCATAGTTACACGTACTTAAACCAGATGTCGCCATCAATACCTTGACTAGTAGGAGTGATAGTGTTGAAGAATGTAGAGTTATTATTACCTGATTGAGACAACTGGACACCAAGAAGTTTTGATGCAGCAATCGCAGCAGAAGCGCTAATGTCGTCGTTAACAATTGTACCATTAACAATGTTTGCGGAAGCAACCGTAATTGCTGTAGGCAAAGCACCAGTAGCCAACTTAGATAAGGCAATAGCAGCAGCCGAGTTAATGTCTGCATCAACAATAGTGTCGTTAGTAATGTTTGCTGAGGTAATAGTAATTCCTGCAGGCAATGCACCAGTAGCCAACTTGGATAGTGCGATAGCAGCAGCAGCGTTGATTTCGTTATCTGTTACTGCGCCTGTAGCAATCTTTGCTGTAGTAACCGAAGTTGCTTGGAGTTGCGTAGTACCAATAGAGTTTGCATCCATATTAGCACCAGTAATAATAGCGTTGATATAGGTTTCAACACCAGTCCAGTTAGCGTTATGGTCGGCAGCAACAATAGCGGTGCCTGTTACAAAAGGGGGAGATTGAACTGAATAAGTCATGGTTATCCTTTAATGTTTCGTCGTTTGAATTTGTATGCGAGAGAGTTAACTCCCCACCTTCTACCCGAAGGAGAACCAACAGTAGGACCCGTAAATTCAAGTTGAATTGCTTTACATCTACCAAACCTCTGTCCCTGAACTAAACTTGGACCAATATCAGAGAACCCATAAAGAGCGGTATCGTATAAGGCTGTTGGACCATATACGGCACCAACGGTGCTAGCAGACAAGTTAATTGTTTGGCTTCGTACAGCAGTACTTGAGTCAAAGTCGTAATAGATTTGTACACCAACTACTGTGTCTAACTCAACTTCTTTCATAACATAGTTGGGTCCAACGAATGTCTTGTCTTGGACATACCTATCGTCATAAAACCAACTAGTAGCATAAGTTGTCTGAAATAGATTTTCGGTAATTGCTGCTCCGTCGTATTGCTCATCTTCTAGGTTGTCAAAGTCATCTGCATAGGCAGCAAACTTCACATCTGGACGCATCATGATATGCCATGCACTATCCGATGAATCTCTATAGTCGCACCCGTTAACAACACCATAACCATCGGAAGTTTGGAACATTGTGTACGCACCAAATTGTCCAATGGTCTGGTCAAAGATAAAGTTAACAGCAGGATATGAAACAAGAGGTCCGTTAGGAATAGGGTTATATGGCGCTGCCATCCAAACTCTGCCGTTAATATAAGACAACGAGAGTTGGTCTAAGGCTCCTGAGTTAATTTCATTATTAACAATAAGTGGGCTTAATCGTAAGAATATGTCTTGTAAACCACTTCGGTTATAGAAGAACAAACCTTTAGGAAAGTCAAACAGGTAAGCGCCACCATCTCCTTCAACAACATGCTGAGGATATTCCACGCCTGTAGTTGTAGAAATCTCAACTAATTGGAAGTTGTCTACGTCATAACCCATCAACAAGAAGATTGCGTTGGGTTTAAATATTAATAGTTGTCCGTCCACAATTGCTAAAGCACGGATACCTTCTCCACCAGCACCAATGTCAATGTAGTCATTCTCTTCCCAGTCTTCAGGGAGACCTTCGTGTGACCAACGTAAACGGTTTGGATAAGGAGTAGAGTTCTCAATAGTGTTTGCTACAAACATCTTGTTTGCGTGAGCCTTAATAATATTTGCTCTAGGAGCATAACCACCAACAGGAGCAGCGTAAGGCTGCCAGTTTCCAGTACCAGAAGCAATAAGAGTTGTTGCGTTACCACTACCAGTCCACTTGTAAATGTTTGCGTTACCACTACCAGCAGCAATATACAAGTTCTGTTCCCATTGAGTAAATGCTGCACCGTTTGTATTAGAAACAGTTAGTAAACCAGCGGCTACATTCAATCGCGTGAAGTTGGCACCAGTGGAATACCACACTTCTCCAGAGGTTACAAGAAAGCCAGTTGACATCATAATGTATCTGGTGCTCATATCATAAAAGAAAGTGCTCTTCGGATTCCAAGTAGCCTGAGTCACAGCAATAGGCGTTGTGTTCTTGAAATGTATTCCTGCCCTGGTAAACAGACCACCACGAGGGTCAATCTCCATGTTGATTAAGAAAGGAGATTCGTTTTCTGCCAACTGGAATTGGTCAGCACGAAAGTTGAGTCCACCAGTAAAGTCGTTCTTTAGTTTGAAGACGATATTACGAGCCATAGTTAGTTATTCCAGAATATTAAGTTGCCATCTCGTAATGGGAATGCAGCATTGTAGTAAGGGCTGAGTTGCAGACCACCAGAAAGAACCAAGTCTTGGTTGGAGTTAGGTGCAGTAATGTTTGTACGAGCCAGGGTGATTCCTTGGTCAAAGTGATTCATGTAGACAGCAGCCATCTCAGGGTCTTCCTGGAATTGGAAGCAACGCGCTGTAACAAAGTTGATAATCATAATAGAAAACTCGTCGTTAAGGTCAACGGTCAAACCTGGGTCTGTCAGCCATGCATAACTGGGTTGACGGAAACCACGAATATTAAATGTATAAACACCGTTTGGCTTGGGGTAGATGTTTAAACCACCAGCCCACATAGAGAAATAAGTAGGGAATCCTGGTTGGTCAGATGTACCGTTCCAGTATCGTTGAGCAAGGAATTCATCAACATAGACAAGTTGGTTACCGCCTGATGTTTCATTAGTTACAGAAATGAGTTGACGGATGTCGCTAAAATCATTACCTACGCTCGTGCCAGTAGCAGTCGTATGAACTTGCGTAAATCCTGTAGAGTAACGTCGTTGGGCGTTTACGGTATCCAATGAATAGGTTGTTTCAAACCATGGCCATTTGGTGTACAGAGACACTATGCGTTGATACGCTTCTTTAATAAATGTGTCTACAAGGTCTTGGGTAATATCATCAGAAGCACCAGCCCCAATACTAAGGTCGGTGATGTTCTCTACTAGAGTTCTAATCTGAGTAATATTAAGCGCCATCGGTTACCTCGTCCTTTGGACCGTGTTTAGCCCAGTGTTCTTCTTTTTCTTTAGCCTTATCCTCTAAGCGCTGCTTTTCAATCTCTTGAAATTGAGCCTTGTACTGGATTAGGCGTTGGGCTTCTTCGCCCTTAACCATTCCGTCATTACCTTTTATAAAAGATTGCAAGTGACCGAAGCAAAGAGGTGTTCCTTTTGCTGGATTTGCTTTGCAGGAGTAGTCATCCCACGCACATAAGGTGGCTGCTTCTACGTACGGAACTCCACTTTCGGGTGCGAGCATCGTACCTTCGGGCGTATACACCGAACGAACCGTAACGTCCTTGGCACCGTGAGCACCAATGACTGGTTCCGTGCCTGCTAATACTTGACTACCCTGAACAAGGGCATAACCTACTGGTTGAATATTTGACATTTAATCACATCCTTCTATATATAAGCACTTTTCTTACACTTGACCTTGTATATACAGAATCGTTGACACCGACCACACCCGAAGGATAAGTGCAGCCGATGCCAACGAAAACTGTTGCTTGTCGGGTGTAACCCTTATATCAGGTCAAACCAGTGAGGGTTGCCTGACGGTCGCGGTTAGAGCAAGTCAGAGCGCCGTAAGCGAGGATGGCTGCGTAGCGAGCGTCCTTACCGTTGACGATACCTTGCTGGAATGGGGTTGTGGTGAACCAGTTGCCAGCCATGCCAGTCAACTTGAGGTACTTGGTGTTCAAGAAGGACATGCGTCCTGAAGTAGCAACCTTGTCAAACACAACTGGAGTTGATTTGAACATCAAGTTTTGGAAGCCAGCGTTAGCCTTGGAGACGTCCTGATAACGAACGTTTGGAGTCAACAATGCTTCGTACTTCTGGTACTGAGCCTGCGTGGTGACGATGATATCGGGGACATCATTGCCCTTTGACGCATCGTTGTAAGCCGCTGCCATGTTCAGCAAGGTGAGAGCACCACCGACGTTGGTAACCGTAGGGTTCCACCATGTTTCAGTAGCGCCATCAATGCCACCAACTGAGTTACCAGTCGTTCCAGCAATGACGTCAATTCCGAAGAAGTTGGTCGTCGCGCCAGTACCAGTGAATAACTGCTGGTTCATGAGTTCCTGCAAGGAACCTTCAGCCTGAGTAATCTTAGCATTGAGCAACTTGATAACCTGCTCCTTGCCACGGTTCTTGGCTTCTTCAATACCGCTGATTGAGATACCAGCAGCGATTTGCTTCCACTCGTACTGTGCGGCTGAGATACCATCTGCCATTGTGGTGGTGATGGTGTCAAAACCTGCGTAGACGGCAGCAGTACCGCTGTCTGCGTACAATACGGGCTCAACAATTGAGGCACCGCCTGTTTCAACAACAACGCGACCCTTCGTGTTGAGGTGGTCCAAAAGCACGTTGGCTTTGAAAATGTTGTCTACGAGTGTGTCTCGGTAGTTGTTTAGAGTTGTGGATAGAACTTCATTAAAGTCTGGGTTTCCAGCCATTTGATTTACCTCCTAGGTAAAAGTTGGGTTGATTTTAGAGACCTAGTTGCTTTTCAGCCGCTAAGAATGCCTCTAGTACAGATTTGGATTGTGTAGGTACAACGGCATCGCCCCTTGAAGAACTTCCGCCAGAGACTACTTGGGCTGATTTCTTAGCCTGTGTACGTTGAGAAGTTTGAGCAACCTTTCGCGTTGCTTCGCCTCTCTCGGTGTAAACCTTGTCAAATTGAATTAGTTTAAAGGTTTCTTCCAGATTCTGAGAACCGCTTGCTAGTGCTTTGACAATTACCTCTTCACGGTTAAAGTCTTCGCCGTACTTACGTTCAAGGGCAATGATTTCATTCTCTACTTCGGAAAGTGTTTGCTTGTATTCCAAGTCACGTTTCCACGCTTTGATTTCATCAAGTTCCTTGACTAAGGGGTCAACCCAAACGTCTTCCTCATAAAGGGGTTGGACATTCTGTTGGCTAACTCCATAGTGTTGCTGCAGCAGATTGAGAGTTCCTTGCGGGTCTCGGGATAACGCTTCCGCTAACGCCGATGCCGTTTGTACATCTTGCTTCTGCTTACTGAGTTCCTGTGTCTTACGGGTATAATCCGATTGACGCTGGTATCCAGCAAGAGCCTCACTGAGCGGTACTTCAACCATCTCCCCATCTATCTTGATAACCACAGTTTTACTGCCGTACTCATCAAGGTCTAAATATTCAGGGTAATAGTCTTCGTCCAACTCGGACTCAACTGCTTCCTCATCGGTATAATCAACTTGTCCTTCCGAATCTTCAAATTCGTCTAGGGGTTGGTCTACTTCAATATCAGCATAATTTTCTTCGTTAATCATATGTAGGTTCCGTCCTTCAAATGGTTGTCCTACATATAAAGCACTTTTCTTACATTGGTGGTGCTGGTAGCACTCCTGATTCAACTAAAACCTGAATTACTTCAGGCGTGAATCCACCTCGTGTTACAATTTCCTGTAACAGTTCAGGTGGTAATTGAATTAAGATTTCAGGCGGAATCAACTCACTACCAGGTATTTGTGCTAGTTCTGGTGGAATTTGCATCGGAGGTGCGCCTTGTTCAGGAGCCATTCCTTGTTCTCCCATAATCTGAGCAAGTAGTTCAGGTGGTAATCCTGCAAGTTCAGGTGGCAAACCTGCTGGTGGTGCGCCCTGTGCTGCCATTTCTGGTGGCAATGGTGCTTCTCCGCCTCCTTGAATCATTGCTGCAATCTCGGGTGGAATGCCAGACATGTCTTCTGGTGCGCCAGCGGGTGGTGCTTGAGGTGGTGCTTGTGGAGGTGCGCCTTCTTCTTGAGGTGCTTCTTCTTCTTGAGGTGGGTTCAGATACTTCTCAATATCCTTAACACCAAAGCCTTGGTCAAGAACCAACTTGGCTAACATGTCTAGTTTGATTACTCCTGCTTGAGCAAACGGTGCCATGGAGTCAACGATTTGTAGTGCGCGTTGACGACGGAATCCATCATTCATTGGGACAGTAGAACCTGCTTCAACCATAAAGTCAAAGTCTCCATCAATGTACTCTGGACCAAACTTGACCCAAGCCCACTTACCTGGCTTATCTAGTACACGGACAGTTTGTTCTTCTGTCATGAACTGTTGGGCTAGTTTGATAAGGCGTGATGCAACTTTGGCAATACCCTTTTCAATGATGGTTAGTTTCTCTGCTGCACGACTGTCTGCTCCACCCTGCAAGATGGTTGCTTCTGTAGCCGTACGGCGAACTTCTGGCAATACACCACGCTGGTAATCAGAGATACCTGACACTCTGTCCATATCTGCCTGAATAAGTGATGACTGATTATAAAAGTCAGGTGGGTTAATTAGGGCAGGCATCGGGTAAACGACATTAGAAATGTTCTCATCACCCTTAACAGGAACCATGGCGTTGTCCTCATCTGAGGAAAGTGCAGCACGACCGAAGTCATCAAAGGCATTCTCCTTGAACAAGTACTTACGGCTGTAACGCTTACGGTGGTTCATCATCTGTGTACGAGTCTCGTTGAGTTCGTACTGCAACGGTTCAATAGCCTCTAGTTCACCCATTGGGTAGAAGAAGCCTGGAATGTCATAGTTCCGTAACATTGTAAAAGGATGACCAAAAGCAAAAGGAATATCCTGAGGCTTAACTAAGAACTTGTCTCCGCCATCAGCAGAGAACACGCACATGGTCTTCTTGGCAATGTCGTAATACTCAACAATGTCGCAATATGCCTCTTGAGCGTTGATGTCATTATAAAGAGTCTGCGAACGTCCAGAACCATTTACTTGCCATGTGTCCGTATAAGAACTAGCAGTTACTTCTTGACGAGCCGAATAGTCATAACGCTTATCGTTCTTAACGTCCTTAAGGGGGCGACGAATACGTTGAGCAATCCAACGAATATCTTTCATCGTGGTGCCTTGACTGTCAACAAACATGTTGAATGGGTCTATGCGCTCAATGAATGGACGGTCTTCCGTAACAACAATATCAGTTTCAGCAAAGTTAGTAGGCTTGTCTTTGTCCGCTGCTTCGTCGTCTGTATCTTCTACGACAACATCTTCTTCAACGTAACGGTAACCAGACTTGACCCATCCGTGACCAATAATCAAAAAGTCTCGTACTGCTAACTGAAACTCTTCTTGGCATTCGTAGTGTTCCCACCAGTAGTTGACAATTGCTTCAGCAATAACTGACTGGTCAGCGTCTTCTGGTCCACGAGGACTAACAATAATCTTTGGGCGACCAATAGATACTGACGGATACAGGATGTTGATAGTAGCAAAAGCCATGTTAACAAGCATTCTGTCAAAGGGGACAGCGTTGTTGTATTGCTTTCCGCGGTACAGGTTAATGAGACGTGCCCACGTTTGTGAATAGTTGTCGGTAACTATGCGTCGTGAATTGCCGTATCGTTGACGGTATTCATTAAGTAGTTCCGAGTGTGATTGTCTTGCCATTTTATTTCTCCTTCATAGAAACTAAGCCTTCACCTATGGCTGCTAAACGGCAGTAACCACCAGGCTTGACTTTGATTGTAATAATGTGACAGTTCTTTTCCATGGGGCAGTAGAAAGCACAGTTGCCACACATGACTCCCTTGGATGCATTTTCTTTGTTATCTTCTGGACCAACATAGCCAACATAGATTCCGTTGTCGTCTTCGTCGGACAACTTGCCGTGCATCTCAACGATTTCGTGCATAGCAGCAACATACATTGATTCTGCTGGAGCCAACTTAATAACTGGGTTCGTCACGTACTCCATGCCATCGTGACCTTCTTCACCTGATGCTTCGCCAACGTTGATTGCAATAGTAAAGGCTTTGCCGATTGGTGTGTCTTTATAATCCATGTTACTTATCTCCTAATGTTTTCATAACGAACCTTCGTCATAAAGTGATTCTCTCATTACCTGTCGTCGGTAAGGACCAACAATAGATTTCATTACTCGTTGTTGTCTAATTAAATAATCTAAAGCCTCTTGACCCTCAAGTGTTTTTATTACTTCTTGAGTGCCCCTTGAACCGCTTTCTCTAATCTTAATTGTAAAACTTCTACCTTCGTCAATTAATCTTTTTGCTATAGGAATGTTTTCACTTAAACCTTGAAGAACTATTTCTGGCGTTCTTCCTGCTCGTAACAAGGCTTGTCCATCTACGGTGTTTAAAGTAAAACTCATTAAATCGTCAGGAGAAATAGGTGCGTCTCCATACACTTGAACTTCGTTATAATTCAAACTATTTTCACCCATAAATCTTTCGTTATTTAATCTTTCTTTTATTCTTTCGGCGTTATCTAGGCTCATTCTGTCGTAAGGTCTAACATCCATACTGCCTACATCAAAAGAATCTCCAGGAGTAACCGTCATTGGTCTATTTAAACGAGTATCAACTTCCCATAAATTCAATGGGTCAAACGCGTTGTATTCTAATGGAGTACCTGGATTGACTGTTGCGCTAGAACCACCATAACGCTGTCGCATATCATACGGAGAAAAGTCATCTCCAGAAGCAAAACCATACTTGGGTTGTTGACCTGCAAATTTATCTAATTCAGCAGATGCTCGCACGCTATCATAGTCGGGGTAAATGCCTTCCATTGAAGACATGCCTCCTTCGTTATATTTAGACTTATAACCTTCATCTAGTAGGCTCATCATGTCTTTGCCTTTAACCGTAAAAGTTGGTGGAGCAGTAGACAAATCTGGAAGAGGTAGGTTATTGATTGCTTCTAATCGGTCTGGATTACGCATAAATTCATAAATGGCATTTAGTCGGCTTGGTACAGATGCTTCTGCTGCTATTGCTGGCGCAATTCCTAATCTGCTAGCAAATAATTCTGTTGGCGTCACACCCATTCTTGCTGTCGCTCCAGCATTGACTGCTTTTCCAGCGGCTCCTACGGCAAGTAAGTTAAGAATGTCTTCTAATCCCATGCTCAAGCCTTCTCCACTCCTATATGCTGCAGCGTAGTTATTGCCTTGTACACCAGTATCAATATAAGGGAGTAAATCAGCAACGTTTGAACCTGTGCTTGCAAAACTCTTAAGTACACCAAGAGGAATGTCTTCAGGACTTGTTTGAAGTAAATATGATAAGTCTTCTGATTGTTGTGTTCCAGGAACAAGCGACAATGCCGTATCGCCTATCATAGAACCAAGACCTTTAAGATTATCCATAAACCCACGATTAGGTTCTGGTGGTCGTGGTGTGCCTTCGCTAAAACTTCCTATTCTTCGCTCTTCCATAAGAGAGTTTTGATATTCTTGCTGAGCATCGGCGCGTTGAGTAGCCAATTCAAGTAAGGCAAGACGACGGCGTTCTCTTTCCATTTGGTCTGCTGAAGCCATTACTTGTCCTTTCTCTTATTACGCTCAGAGATAGCCTTTGCTTTTGCGCGAGCATCTGCCTTAG